TGTGTTGTGTCTTATGTGTATAAATTCATTCTTGTGTCCACTGTACCCTTGATTGTCTCCATGTTTGCCATCAAGATCTCTATGTTCAAAAGGTTTACCGTCGTGTTCACAATGGAAGAATATCACTCTGCCTATGCTTTCTATGATGCCCGTGTTTACTAATTCTTTTATCCAGTTTACTAAACCTGGAAAATATTTTGCTTCTTCTGTTAAATTTCTTTCTGCGTTTCTGTGATCCCAATCTCCTTCTTCCCAAAGAAAATAATAAATGTATGGATCCTTTGCACCCAACACAGCCTTAAGATATCTTGTAAATTGATTGCGTGTTTTGTAGTCTTTGATATTTGCATAAAGGTCATCACCATTTTTTCTAATAGGATCACTTTCTGGTAGTGCTTTGTATTCTTCCAAAGCCATATAAATTGGTTTCCAATTTAATTGGTAACTCATATCTTTTGGATCGAAACCAGGTGACATCCAAGTTCCTTCTTTGGCATATTCTCTTGCCAAAGCAAATCCTCTACAAATTTCTGGATGTAAATTCCTAAAACCTTCTATGTCTATGTGTTCGTCTAGTGCTATGTACGGTTGACCGCCAATTCCTTTGATCATACAACTATTTACTTTTAAATACAACACAAATAAATTATTATGGCTTTTAAGTTAATACCATATTCTGATAGATTAGATCTAACCGAATTCTACAAAACAGCCGAACGTAAAGGATTTGTCAACAATAGTTCCAAAAAAATGTTGATTGATTCTCTGTCTAAAGAAGACAGATACATGGTATGGATGTTGACATGGAAAGGAAAGATTATAGGATCCACCGCGGCCCACAGTTTTCCTGAAATGGGTCCGGACAGTTTTAGAATTGCTTGTAGGATCTGCACGTTCACAGAAGCATTACCAAAAGAATATCAAGTAGTTAGGACTCGTGAAACAATAAGGACACATCAAACCACAACGCAACAATTTTTCCAACCTGCTGGAATTATGTGGGCAGGATTTAACAAAAATTATTATGTAACTACAAATGAAAATGCAGAAGGCACTCAAAGGTTAGTGCATTCTATAGTGGCACCAACATTGGAAAGCACAGGCGTCTACACAAAAATAAAAGAACTAGATTACAGAGGCACACGTCAAACCGTGTGGCGTGTAAATGCTGATTTGTATTTTAAACAACTTGCACAGGTAAAGTCATGGACTTAACAGATTTTAAATATTATTGGAACGACGTTCCTGGTAAAGGTTTGTGTAGAAACAATTTAATTTATACAAGTCTTATAAATCATTCAAAAAGCGAATTTTGTATGTGGTTCAAACACGACTCAGAATATCATCAAGGACACGAGCAGGTTGTAGACCAAGACTTGATGGAGTCTAAATACTCAAGAGAAAAAGACTTTCTGTTGTCCTTAGATGTCGATCACAAAGACATAGTTCCAGAATTGACTAGGATAGATTCAGACAATCAAGCAATATATTTTAAAATACAAGGAGTAGACTTTTGGGAAGAAAGCCATGGCAAGAAATATGATGAAGTGTTGCCAGACTGGGAGAAACAAATGTTGCGTATTCTAGAAAAACATAAACAATTAGGAATATACAAATATAGTTTGCACCCTAGCAGTTATTGGGTAGTAAACAGAGAATTAAAAAATGTAAATTATTTTTTTGCATACAGAAATAATGAACCAAATATTACCGTTAAAGATCATCTAAGTCACATATCAACAGAACGTCAAAAAGAACTAATGCCACAAATGACTAAATTAGGTATAGAAGCGGACAAGCCATATCCATTTGATAAACTTCAAATATTGTGTCTAGAAAGTTTTAGAAATGTGTACCCTGATTCATTCATAGATAAGGCAATTTCAATTTATAAGTAATAGTATGCAAGATACAAAAACAATCAGTCTATGTCACATATGCTATAGGCACTGCGAAGCAGAAAGAATAACAACTGCTGATGGTGTGTATCTAAACAAAACCTGTGTAGAACACGGCAGTTCAAGTCATTTGATCGAAACAGACATCAATTTTTACAATAGTTTAGATTACGACAAGGCTGGATATAGCATACCACAAGGAGTAATGATAGAAGTCACTGACAAATGTAATCTGATGTGTCCACATTGTTATCATGGTCCAGACAATAAAACTATCGATAAACCTATTGAACAAATACTTTGGCAAATAGAAAATAGGTTTGACGCAAATGCAGGAGCGGTAATTCTTGCAGGAGCCGAACCTACGGTGAGAAAGGACTTACCAGAACTGATTCAAAGAACAAAAGTGTTATTAAAAGAACTTAAAAGACCTGAGGATGTTTGTATTCTTACAAATGGTGTAAAACTTTCTAATAGAAAATGGACAAAGATGATTGCTGAAGCAGGAACCAATATGGTTATGATTGGTATGAACCATCAATCTTACCAAGGAGAAAAAGTGCATAAGAAACAATTACAGGCAATAGAAAATTGTAATGCTGAAGGTATATTTGTTTATTATGTTGGATACACTTTAGAAAGTTTGGATCATATGGAGGAAGTATTGGAGGAGATACAGAGTTTAGGCAATCGTGCTTGGCAATATAGAATACGAGCAGGATCAGATATTGGAAGGTCTCCTGATGAACCTAAATTCTTTTTAAGCGACCATGTAAAACTAATCAAAAGTATTTGTGATAAAAAAGGCTGGACATGGGAAAAGAAACCTGCTGATGATAATTTATATCATTACATGGTAAACATCAACGGAATTCCACATAGAATTATACAATGGAGCGATCCAAAAACAATAGATATGGAGCAGTTGCAGTGTGGTCCTTGGTGCGACTTTGTTCCTGGCAAACCGGTGACTAATTTCTTACATCAAATAATGTTGCGTGATGGACACGTGAACAAAGGACAACCTTTACATGACACGGTGCCACCTAAATACCTTTTCAAACCTGAGGATGTAGATTACGAAGTGAGTGAATGGACTTGGAAAAGTTGGGAAGTGTCAAAACAAAAACAAAGTACTATTGTTTAAATTTATAATCTAATTTAGAAGCATCCACAGTTACACTTTGAAAATACATTGTTTCGCATAACAACATATCAGCGATCCATTTAGATACAACATTTGGATCCATTTTCTCTCCTTCAAAGTCTTCTCCTAGGCGTGTATCTGTCATACCTAAAATTACATTTAAAATATGAGGACCATATTTTTGTATGCGGTCTTCTATCATTTTGTTTTGTATTCTTTTATTGTGCCCATATCTTTCCATATCGGCATTGATATCTTTGTAATTGTAACAGGCTTTGGAACTAATGTTTAATATCTTTTTATCTTTGTTGCCGTCCCATGCTTGTATCACTTCTTCTAATAATTTTGTTTGTCCTGAATATTCGGACCATGCATTGTTAACAAATATATCGACGTTGTTTAAACCATCTAATATTTTTTGTCTACCTTCTACGGTGTCGATATCATATCCTGTTGAAAGGCTAAAACCTTCTACGTTGTGTCCTAAGGATTTAAAATATTCGTAAAGGCTCCTGCCAAGTCCTCTGGCGTGTCCCGTTATTCGGATATTCATTGTGAATTATTAGATTAAGTTGCTCCAAGCACCGTTTTCGTAGCCTTGGAATTTGTTTGTTGTTGTGTTGTACACAATCATTCCGTTTGCGGCTGTTAAACCATTTATGGCTGTCTGATCCATTCTGCCTAACAATACTTCAGAAGCAAATTCACCATTACCATTTACTTCTAATTTTTTAGTTGGATTAGTTACGTTTATTCCGAAATTACCGTCTTTGTCTAGTACAACAAATTTTAATGTGCTACCGTTATCTGGAGTTGTTGCAATTATTAATTGTCCTGGTACAACACCACTTGACACTGTCGCATCTGGATCAACACTTGCACTGATCACACTTGATAATCTGTATTGTGCACCATCGTATCCATAGTTTGAATAAGAAAATATAATATCATCTGGGTTTACTACTGTCGGTGTAACAATTGAACCTCTTGATGCGTATGCTTCCATAGAGTTATGTGTTGAAGGATTTGCCGCATCTGAATAAATCTCTATCGCCATGTTGTTTGCGTGGTCAGTTGAATTAATTCTTAAACCTACACCGTTTGCTGAACTTGTAGTTCCAAATGTTACTTTAGATCCTGATTGTAATTGTACCGTTCCACCGTCTAATGCAATTACTCCATTTGTCATAAAGTCTGAATCGCCGTCTACTCTTAATGAAGAATCACTGCCAAATAAAGAACCTTTTACGTCACCAGTTACTGGACCTGTATGTACACCTGCTGAATTTCCTGTTAAATTTCCTGAAACGTCACCAGTTAAGTTTGCTGTGACTGTGCCTGCGTTTGCATTTACAATAACTGTCGAACTGTTAGATACAACATTACCAGTAAATGAAGCCGCTTCTATTTCACCTGTTGCAACAATACCGTTGAAGTGTCCTGTTCTCCATTGTGCTGAAGGTGTTCCTAAATCTCTTGTGTTAGAAGCATCTGGTGTTATGTTTGATGGCACACTTAAATATTGTGCTGATAATGTAGTGTCTACTTGTACACCACCTACCGTTGAACCGTCTCCAACGAATAGTTTTTTAGTGTCTGTAGTGAAGATAAGTTCACCTGCTAAAGGTGTAATTCCTTGTCTTTGGGTGTCTGTACCTCGTCTAATCTGTAATGCCATTTAAGTAATGCTCCTAATGTATGTAGTATTTATTCTACTTATATAATTGCTGGAGGCTTTATTTTCGCTTTTTAAGGAACGTTTTTGTACGTTTTGTTATGTCTGCTTTTACCTTATTTGTATCAAGCCTAAAATCAACGTTTTTGATCTCTTCACCATAGGTTTTAAATAGGTCGCCTATGGTCTTTTCAAGTTCTTTATTGGTCATCTTTTGTCTATTAGGTTTGAGCCTGATTTCCCAGTTTTTGCCGTCTTTAAATGATACTTTAATAGACAGCAAATACTCTACAGGAATAGACTCTATGGATAAATCGCCGAATACTTCCGGCCAATGTTGCACCACTTCCTTAGGCAGTTTCTTTTTCGTAAATTTGACCACGACAGACACTAGACTTACTTAGACTTTTTTGTTGGTGATAACGCCTCTGCTTCTTTACGTAGCCTTGACGCTTCTTTAAAGAATCTATCTGCGTTACTTCTCATTTGACCTGCTAGTTGTTCATCTGAAAGAGGCTGTGATGGCGTGTTCCTAGCCGTCTGTGATGATGCCACAGGCGTAGCCGTCTTAGGCTGTACTGCTAGATCATCAATCGATACTCCTCTTTGCTCTGCGATGATTTTATTCAATTCATCCAATTGCACAGAATCAGTTGTAGTAGGTGTCATGATAACCGTATCAGTTGGAACTTTCTGCATAAATCCACCTTGGTGGAATTTAATCAACATACTTTGTCCATCTGGAGTTAAGTTTCTACTTAAAACTTCATGCAATTCAAAAGAAGTTTGACCTGCATTGGATTCGATAACTTGTATCAAAGCATCGTGGTCCGCTGGCGAGATCTTACTTGTTTGAATAACAACCGCTGATTTACTGTCACCTGGAACTGTTCTGTAGACAACGGCAACTTTTTCGCCACTGCCTTTCATTTTCCCTACGTGTTTTATCTCAGCCATTATTTTTTCTCCGCTTCTTTCTTGTCACCTTCTGCAGGTGCCTTGTTGGCGTCCTTTTGAGATTTTTCAACAATCTTCAAAAAGCCATCAAGTTTGTTGTAAGTGGTACCTACTGCCGCCATCTCGTTGGCTTTGAAGGCTCCACGTTGACTTGCCACATCAATTATTGACCTAATCACCGTTAAGTCTTGTACAGTCAATTCTGCTCCAGCGCCGGCTTGTGCCATTGCTCCTGCAGGTGCTTGACCTTTAACTTCTTCTGGTGTAGGAGATGTAACAGTCTTTGTTTTACTTTCTTCTGACATTTTAAAATGCTCCTTTATATTATTTGTATATACAAAGGTATTTAATGACGTTGAATGTAAGGACAACTAAGATTGAATATAGATAGTTCTTTTGGATTTTCGAATGCTACCAAAAGATAATTTTTTATGGTACCATTTCTATCTACATCTAGATGTCTACCAATATAATATCTACCTTTTAGATTTTCCAAAATCCATTTTTCGATGTGTTCATTTGTTTCTGTGTGATCAGTTTGTAATTTTAGGATTTGCAATCCGTCAGGTTTTTTGGAAAACTTTCTACAATCGAAGTAGTTAAGTGAATTTGGTTCGTTAGTTTTTGAAAACATTATCCATCATAGTGCACCGTTGTACCAAAAGGTGCTTCCATATTTTTATCATGATGGTCATTAATTAAGAACAAAGTATCACAGTATGATTCATCTCCCCAACTCTCCCAAGGATAACCATCTGTGAACATAATAAACTTTTTAGGTTGTATATCATTTTCTTTCATATACTCAAAATTAGCATCAAAGTCTGTACCACCGCCACCTTGTATTTCATAGTTCTGTAAATCACCTTCATGCGGAGTTATATCTTGTTCATTGTGTATTTCAGTATCGAAACACCATATCTTAATTTTGTAATCTCTGTATTGATCCATTATACCTTGTACCTCACTTAAGAAGTCTTTAGTCTGCTCTTCTCTAATAGAACCTGAAGTGTCTATGGCAATACACAGGTCTATTGTTTGTTCGTTCAATGTGCCTGGTAATATTACACCTGAATGCCAACCTTTTCTGCTAGGTCTCGACCAACTATAATCATTTTTTAATACACTATCAATCTGTTGTTGTAGCAATTCTCTCCAGTTCATTTTTGGTTCTGTAAACTGATTTATAATTCTTTTAATTGCATCTGGTAAGTTTTCTTTACCCGCCGCTTGAGCAGATTGTATCATACTCTCTTTTACTTCATCTCTAATCTTATCCAATTCTGCTTTAGAGTATGTTGGTTGACTTTGTTTGTCTTTGCCTTTACCAGCACCAGCACCATCTTTCTTCTCCCAGTCAACGTGTTCATCTAAAAGTTTACCAATCTTCTCCATAGCCTTTTTACCTTTTTTGTATATGTCATCATATACAGCCTCAGAAGACCAACCACTGTATTTGTAATCTTGGAATATGTCAATACCTTTAGGTTTCTCACCAATGTTCTGATCCATCAATGTGTTGTTCACAATATAGTCACAAGCGATATTATGTAATTGAGGTTCTCTGTCTTCTCTTCTTTTAATATGATCAAATACACAATGTAGTATTTCATGTGCAATAACAAATTCAATTTCTTTAGTTGTCATCTTGCTGAAAAATTGTGTGTTGTAGTATAGATGTCTTCCATCAGTTGCGGCAGTTGGACACCAGTCATCACATTCTTTTATGATTAACCTAGTTGCCATATTACCAAAGAATGGATGTCTTAATAGCAATCCAACTCTGGCTACAATAATTTTATCTAAAACTTCTGCTCTCAAACTTTCTAATTGTGCTGGAGTAAGTTCTACTTGTTGTTCTGTTTGTTCTAAAATATCTGTTGTCATGTTCATAAATCCTATTAGTGTAGGGCATCCTAAGATGCCCTACTTCACACCTTAGTTAGTACTCTGTGCGGCAGTAATATACTTGCCGTATTTTTCGTGGAACTCATCGAAACACTTGACCGCATCAGGATCAATAGGTAATTGATACTGAGTTAATGCCATCTTGATACCCATAACAACAAGTTCTGTATCAAAATTATCCATCATAAATCTAAGAAATTTGCTGACCTTGTCATTAAACTTCTTATCTTTTTTATCATTTGCTTCTTTTAGTTCATAACATAGCGAAACCGTAAGGGAGTACATTGCTGATATTTCTTTCGATTTCATTTCTGTTATTTTGCCTTCCAATATTTCGGAAGGATTAGGTAGTTCTGATGCTACCTTTCTATGAGCCATGAACTTAACCGCAAGTCCTTCGCCCACTGCACCACTGACTAAATCAGTAACGGTGTTCTCATCTAAATCATCTGATAGCAATTCACTAACAAATGACCAAGATCTCGGAGTAGCAAATGACCTACTTGGAGACTTTGGATCAAAGTCATATAAGTCTTTTTTGCTAAAAGTCAAATATCCAACAACATCTTTGTGAATGTTGTTTTCAACTGCCCACTCAAACCAGTCATCAAATTCTGGCTTCATTTCCAAGTGGATGAATCTGTTAGCCAACGGAGCAGGCATTCTATATACAACACCTTTGTCTGCCTCTCTGTTACCAGCCGCACAAATTAATACGTTATCTGGCAATTCATATTGACCAACTTTTCTGTTTAATATAAGTTGATATGCCGCCGCCTGCACACTAGGAGCCGCGGAGTTCATTTCATCTAAAAACAAAACAATATTTTTGTGCTTCTTCGCTTCTGCTTTTGTTGGCAGTTCCGAAGGTTGTGCCCAAACCATATTATTTTCTTTTGAGTTAAAGTAAGGGATACCTTTAATATCTGTAGGCTCCCATAAACTTAATCTAATATCAATCACGTGTGCATCGATATTTTTTGCAATTTGGTGAATCACTTCCGATTTACCTATACCAGGGCCACCCCAAACAAATATAGGTCTCTTAATCTTCAGTGCGTGTAATATAGACGCTTTAGCCTTATTTGGCGATAATTGCCTAGTGCTTAAAGCATCTGTTTCTGTAGTTTTTCTTCTTGGCATTTTGTACTCCGTTTTAAATTGTTGTTATAGTTTAATAATATATTCAAGTACCAAAAAAGTCAACCAGAAAGATTGGGTAAAAACGTCAATGATTATGCGGGTCATTTGCCCTGTGGATAACTATTCTTGGTTTTCTAGGCGGGATAATGCCTTATTCAGACCGTATTTTCTTATATCTCCCGAAAATAACATCAATTCCATTGCTTTCTTTTCGTTGGTTACAATGACTCCATCGTCTGCTAGGTAATACGGAGTGTCCAAATACTTGTCTAGAAATATGATTACTTGGGTCGTTAAATTGAAATCATTTGGAAAAGGAACATCATAGGTTTGTAAATCAAGTTTTTCTTTAATGAATGTAATACCATCATCGGTAAGCCTTAATCCGCCGGTACCTTTTGACCTACTGTTCTTCCACCACATTGGCATATACTCTTTGAGAGTGTTTTCACCAATTGCTATATTGGCGTTTTTTAAGAAGATTTTGGTGTAGGTTTCTTTCCAATTCATTTTTCACTGACAGTTTCACCTTGGGTTAATTTAACCACCGTGAATTCTGTAGTGTTGAATAGTGTATTCAATTTCTTCGCTAGATTAAATGCGTGTCCAGGGTTTGAAAAACTAACCTTTTTGTATTTAGGTCCTGGGTAGTTGTTAAGCAAGTTTGCACTTTTCAGATTGAACGGCTTGCCCTTATAGAACACTGCCCAAATTCCTTCAGCCGCTAGGATCTGTTCAGACTTGTAGTCTTTCTTATTTGTATACTCTAAAAGTACTGTTGGTTTAGGTCTACTCATATCTTGCTTATATATGAGTATTTATCGAACTTTAGGTTGTGTTATAGTTTACCGCCGTCTACTTGCACGTTTACGGTTTCTTCTTTGCCTGCTTCTTTCTGCTTATTATGGGCCATTAAAGCCTCATAATCCCCCGCTAGACGGGCCAGCACTGTGGCTAGGGTATATGTGATATGCTTGGCTGTGTTGATATCAATCCGCACTTCTTTTTGTTTTCCTAGGTCGGCTCCTTTGACCTGTTCAATAAATCTTTGTAGACTGGCTGTATTAAGTGGTTCTTTTGTTTGCATTTGCCAACTCCGTTTTCATTTCTAATATTGTTCTGAAAGGGCCTTTGTATGGATACCTTTCTAAAGTGAGTAATTTAGGACAATAACTTCTTACCCAACCTTTTTCAAATTTTATTATGTAGTAACCTGCACAATATAAACTTTTGGACTTTTTACTTTTGTTAAACAATGGTAGTTTACGTTTTACATCGAACACCATATTGTAAGGAACAAATTTGCTTGGGTAATCATACACATCATTTTTCTCTGATTCAACTGGCCCTGGTGCAGATAAACTTGTACCCCACATCCAGTCACCTGTAAAACTTTGTTCTAGTGCGGTTGCAGTATCAAATATTCTAGTTCCTGATTCGCAACTAAACATATATCTTCTGTCTTCCTGTTTACATATTGTTCCTACTTTTTTGCCGTCCGATTCCAGTATCCAGAATCTATTTTCTAAAATAGGTTTTGCATATAATTTGTTTGTCATGCCATTACCTCTTCTTTTTTATATTTTGCGTTTAATGGTTCAGCATAACTTTGAGGATATTCTGCAATTCTTTGCAAGTCCCATTTGGCACAAAATTTAATTAATTTCAGACCTACTTGTTCTACTGCCTTAGTCTTTGCACTTCCGACTGTTTCTTTAATAATTTCTTTTATTTCATCTGGCTGTGCAGACAAATCACATAGTGTCACGTTTCTAGTGTAATCATCAATTACTCTATGTTCAAACCCTTCATGGTCCACCCAACGTTGCAACATCATATTGTTCCAACTATAACCTTTTGAATTTCTATCTTCGAATGCTTCAGTTAAACCGACTCTAGTTTTTGTGCCTTTTGTTCTTACTCCAGGAAAGGCCGAAAATACATTGTCGGCAGTATCTCCTCTCATACATTTTTCAAATAATAACCATTGTGGATTTGGAGCCGGTCTATCTTCTCCTGTTTTCTTATCTTTCACTCTGTTGCCTTTATCATCAAAGTATCCTTGATGTGTAATTGTAACTTCTTGAACTCCATTGTATTGTGCAACATTAGGAGCAATCAATTGGGCGAAATCTCCATCTGTGCTTATAATAAAGTGATTATCATTAGGATGTGCTTGTACCCAACCTGCAATTAAATCATCTGCTTCTAATTTGGGATTTTGTAAGACTGTGCAATTAGTTTTTTGATCTATGAAATCTTTGAAGTTGTCAAATGTTTCCCAAAACACTTCATCCTCTTCGATCTCTTTTTCTGTTCTGGCATCTCTTACATTTTTTCTATTTCTTTTGTAAGGCTCATAAAAGTCTTTACGCCAACTTCTACCTTCCAAACAAAATACAACGTGATCTCCTTTGAAGTCCTGCCATACTTTTCTAATGCTATTAAAGGTGATGTGCAACGCCATACCTATCTTACTGTCCAAATCGCTCTGTATAGCGAACTTGGATCTAAAGAAAGTGTTTGCAGTATCAACCAAAATATAGTTCATTAATCTATATCAATCCTTACTATGTGTTTTCTTAATTCCTTAACAAAGAATTCTAACTTATCAATCATTGAAATTAAGTCTTTATCTGTAATATATCGACTTCGTTCCTTCAATCTATCATATTCCCTTAATGATATTTGCACCATTGGAGAAAGATCTCTACTGGATTCGTTTTCCATTGTTGCATCAAGTCCTCTTTGCTTTTCTTCTGAGTCCGTCATTTTATCTCCTTAACTAATCTCTGATTTGTCTTTGCCCAAATCTTTAACATTAATATAACCTGCGCCTCTGTCTGGATCCATGCCTTCTTCTTGCAATATGTTTCTTGCAATAGTTTTGAACCATCCATCAACTATTTGTTCATTTGTTTCGCCTTTATAGCCTGCGTCCAACAATTTTTCAATAAATTCATTGTTCCAATCCAGTTCAAAGAATCCATTTCTTATGTTGTCTTCATTTACCTTAGTGTCTAATACAGCCACCCAGGGTTCGCCTTGTTTTGTTGCCTGTTCTTTTTCTTTCATCAATGCTTCAAGTCTCTTGTCCTTTTCTGTCTTAGGAGCACCCTCTTTCTTCTTGAATACATCTTTTACTTTTTTTATTACATCCATTTTAAGTTCCCCATTTATTTCCAAATATATCTACTTGCAATCTTGGAGTGTATCGCCATCCTCTTTCCATTGCCAACTTGGCGACTCCTTGAGTGTTTAGATTATACATTTCCGATCTGCCGCCTAAAGGCATACAATATACCGGAACATTAATTCCAACAGATTGATATTCTTTTACCGCTCTGCCGACCTCATCAACGTCTGTTTGATCAGCAACAACAAATTTAAAATATCCGTCACTGTTTGGAATATCAAAGTATGACCTAGCAACATCAGGTTTGATTGCAGTTTCCCACGGTTCGCCTGATACGGAAAGTTTTGGAGAACAACTCCAGGTCACTTCGAATCTGTCTTGTTTACGCAAATACTCTTCGAAATCTTTGTGCAAAGGTTGTGTTGTATTTGTTTCGAAAGTTACGTTCTTTAAATCTTTCATTCTTGGATGTTCAAATAGTTCTACATAAAATCTCTGCCAACCTAGCAACGGCTCGCCACCTGTCAGAATAAAATGTATATCTTGACCATTGGACATCGTCCACTTTTTCTCCGGAGTCAAACCTAGCACATAATCAACCACTTCATCTATTGTATGATCTTTCATATACTTTTTAAATTCTGGATAGATACTTGCATACGTATCACAACCAGTGTGAACTATAGGCAACTCCTCAAAAGTTTGAACATTTTCTAAAACATTTTCATCTAACAATTTTTTAACCTCAGGATTGTATTTGATCCCTTGCTTTAATTTTTCTCTTCTGTTAGGATGTCTTTCCAAGCCAAAGTTCATGCATCTAAAATTACAACCAAATGTTCGCAAGAACACGGAAGGAACTCCTACAAATTTTCCTTCTCCTTGTACAGAATAAAATGCTTCACTGTACCTCAGTCTTTGATTGTGTAGTCTACTAGTCATGTCCTTTCATACTCAAACAGATATCATAAAACTCTTTTTTCAATGGAGCGTGTTTATCGAATGCACCCAATAATATAGCAGTTGTCATATCTGATTCATGTTCTCTAACACCTCTCTGTGTCATGCAGTGATGTTCTGCCTTAATCAATACTGCCACATTAGGAGTCTTTGCATATTTCTGTAATGCTTCTGCAATTTGCGTTGTCATCTCTTCTTGTATCTGTGGACGTTCTGCAATATGATGAACTATCCTGTTAAATTTAGAAAGTCCTATAACTTCTTTTTCTGGAAGTATACCTACCCAGCATTTTCCTACAATGTTCTGAAAGTGGTGGGCACACGTGGACTTCACACTAATCGGACCGCTAGTGTATAAACTTCTATATCCCATATTGGGAAATGATGTGACCTTAGGTGGATTTACAAATCTTCCTGCAAATATTTCATTAATATACATTTTTGCGACACGTCTTGCAGTCTCTTTAGTGTTGTGATCATTTTCAGTATCAATCACCAAAGAATCCAAAACATCGCCAAACGAATCTTCTACTTCCTTTTGTAATTCTCCTAGTTCGCCTTGTTCAATATAATCACTGATGTTGTCATTACTGTGAAATCGTACGCCTTTTTCTTTAAGCCTCTGCCTAATCTTTTCTGATGTTTTCATTTAATCCTTCTTAATAATTTTTTCTAAAACTTCGATCTGCTCTACATACTTTCCTATATGGTTGATTTCCTTACCAATGCTTTCAAGGATATCAGTATGTTCGCCAACGCCGACTGCATTTTTCATATAAACTTCAACATTTGTTTTATGTTTTGCAATCTGACCTTCTGCGTGTTTTACCAGAGCGTCAAATATCATTTGTCTAGTTGCCATAACATTTCCTCCTAGTTGTTATATTAACAAATTTTAGCCAATTTGTCAATGATTTGATTGTAAACAATTTGGTTTCCTTCCTCCGAATAATGGTTTGCCGTTCCCTTATACTTAGGCCAGGTCTTACTCAAATTCAAAATATTATCTTCTTTTGCGTAAAAATTGGATATATCAAAATGATCTATTGCCAAATATGGAATTGGTATAAATTTTTTAATTTCGCTTCTGATCATATTGTAGATGTCAATTGCGTATTCATCGTCATAGTGATGATGGAACCAATTTTTGGCAGTGCGTAATCTTGGATTGAACCAATCAAATTTATCCATTATGTCTGTGTAAATTAGATCACAATTCTTGTGCAATCCTTCTTTGTGTACTGGGTGTTTTGGTGTGTGTATCCTGCTTGGACTTGTATGACACACAATCACGCAATCATAGTTGTTTACCCAATATGCATCTGTGGCACTTAGGTTCCACAGTTGTTTCAATATTTTGTATTCACCAACTCCTGCCTGTGCAATATTATTCACTGCATGATTCTTTGCCAACATCAAAGGCCAACCTTCTCCAGTGGGCCATTCGCAACCAAAACTGTCTCCTGCCAATACTATCCTTTTAGCCATGACAGATACTCCTTTGCGACCAGGTCGTGATATTTTTTATTGAAATGTTCATTGTCTTCTAAGAAATAATCTTCTGCTTTGTGTCCTAATGTATTTAGATGGTCTTCGACACTCTTCTCTGCTCTCTTCAGTGTTTTAATTTTACCAAAATATTCGAAGTTGTTGGGCCATATACCTCTGCTTCTAAAATTGAATACGTACAACTTGGCGTTGTGTTCTGCACAAATATTGTCCCAAGCATATGCATTCAATAAGAATTCTCTCTTTTCTAATGTTGTATTACACTCATTGAAAAGTTTTACCTGCATATAGGAATCTTTTCTTAAGTCAGGCTCTTCCAAACCTCCTTCATTTGTAAATTTAAAACCTTTAGCATTATTATAATCTTCTGCTGTAGGCTTTGTCAATATTTGAACTGTGTCTCCTGCTATAGGTTGATCAGAATATTTTTTAATCATGTCAGTGGATTGTGGATGTTCTATAGTGAAATGATCAACTGGCTCTGCTTCTTGCTTTAATTTTCCATCGAAACTTATAACCATTCTATTCAATGGAGCAAGACACAAGAATACTTCGTCTATGTCATTGTGTTTTTCAAAGGAAGTTTTCAACCAGTTTGTGTACAGACTGTTAGTTGCTCCTGGCTGTGCATATATGACAATAGGCTTATCGTGTATTTTTGAATACGTTTCACAATAGTTGTTGTCGTTCCAGAATGAATAACTGCCCGGACCTACCTTTCCTTCAATTGTTTGATATCCGACTGTATGGCTGTCACCTATAAAAAGTGTTCTACTCATTTTTTGTGTAATCCCCTTTGCCTGGTATAACGTTTCTTACACCGCCTTTAGGATTCTCACAATCGCCATCTTTTCTAGGAATAAGATGCACGTGTGGATACATCACTGTTTGTCCTGCGGCTTCGCCAACATTTATTCCAATGTTGTAACCTTGTATTACGCCTTTCGCAATATTATCATTTCCGATTTTAATTGCAAGTTCAACACATCTAATAATTCTTTCCTGTGTTGCTTCTTTAGGCACAATTAAACTGTGTCCTTCTGTGACAGGATATCCGTCATTGTACCACACCATATCTTTGAAATCATATACGACATCGCTCCAAGGTGCTCTACCTTCTTTCTTCGCTTGTTCTAATGTATCAACTTTTATCATTACCATTCCTCCCAAGGAAAAACAATCCAACACGGCAACACATCTTTGTCTATACCGTAGCAGTAGTAATTTAATTTATCGAACTTGCTGGGTGCATTGTGTATGATTGCGGCAGTTCTTACTCTGTCTTCACCACCAAAATTCTTATTGATGTAATTAAATGTTTCACCAGTGTCATTTATATCATCTATAATCAATATCTTCTTTTGAAATGCGTATGCTTTTTCTAAATTTCTAAGATCAGGTTTTGCCTTATGATCTCTTAATCTTACGTCCAATGCTTCATGAGGTTTGTTCAGTCTGTGACTGAGATATATTCCAGGTATGCAACCACCTCTGTTTATCCCCATAATCACGTCCGGTTCCCATTTGTCTTCAGCCATTCTATCTGCAATTTTTTCTAATGCGTTACGGACCTGTATCATTGTGAAATATTGTTTATTAACAGTCATTAATATTTTTCCTCATCTGGATTTTTAGAAACGTAATCATTGTAACAAATTCTCCATATGTTCCTAAATTTATCATACGCAATTTTTAAACTTGGATATTCTTCACACAGTTCATCAATCTTTGCTAACGTTGGCACAGAGTTTTCAAAAGGTTTAGGCACATTGTAATCTTCAAAAGTCATGTTTTCAAAACCCTTGCCTGCATCTTGCCTCATCATGTCTCCCATGTCCACAGTGCCTACACTGCCACTGCCACTGCCTTCTCCATAACTTACAGTGAATCCTTCCGCAGGTGTTGACCAACCATCAAATGTTCCGCTCTCTGGCACCACGTAAGTTACGTTGTCTTCTTTAGAGACAATTTTCTTTTCTGAATCCTCGTCTTTGCCCATTAATATAACTCTTCAATCTTATCACAAATTTTTAGTTTCAATGCATCTTTGGCATCTAACCAAACATCCTGCGGTGGTAAAAGTATTTCTCTAATTTGTTTCTCACTCATTCCTATACACTTTTTATAATGGTTAATCATTCTTCTTGTGCTGAGTTCGAACTCTTTAACACGAGCAAATAGTTCGTGTTCTTTACCTTCACTGCCCCAACTGTATTGGTGTGATAATATTGAAGTGTTCGGAGTCAAAATCCTTTTTCCTTTTGCACCTGCAATGAATAATAAGAATCCACAACTAGCAATAAGTCCTAGTCCAACAGTCTTTATTGGTATTGTACTTGCTTTCATTGTATCTATTAAAGCAAATGCGGCGTGTACGTCTCCGCCTGGTGAATTTATTATGAGTGTTAGTTGTGGCAATCTATTTTCCGATAGATTGTGATTCATTATCCACTTAATTACATCTCTGCATGAATCTGTGTTGATGTCATCCATTAGCACATAAATTCCGTTGGATGCCAAATTGTTTGTAGGCGTGTTGTTGTTGCTTTGCTTTTTAGCCATTTGATATAACTCCATATAGTTGATTTCCTGAAAAGAATGTATCTTTCAATTTGTCTTTTTGTTTATAGATTAAAGGAATATACTTTTTATAATTTTCCATATAATCTTCAATTTTAGCAATTAGTTTTTTCTTGTTTGCCAAATAGTTTTGCCAATCTTCAGTCCATATACTTGGATAAGCAAATTCTGGGATAGCCATTTCGCTATAACTTAATCTGTCTGGAACCATAGGGATCACATCTAATAATGCTCCCTCATACCAACTTATACCTAATGTTTCTTGTAAGTTTGCACTGAATATCATTTTAGCACTGCCTAATAGATTGTGATATTCATTTTTACTTAAAGCCTTTTCTTGGCATACAACAAATTCATATTGCGGCATCGCTTGTTTTAAATCATTGAATATGGCAGGTTGTTTTTCAGGAGCCATTCTGTGTGGAAACAAAATTATATCTTTCTTATCCATATTCTTATATAAACTTAAAGTTGGTTCCATATATTCCATAGGCCAACCTACTCTTGATATTTTTGTTGTTGGTCCTGGATTTAAACCTAAATATTTTCCTGCTTCTGGAAATGCTTCTGTAAACATATTGATATGGAACTCTGTTGCATAGAAATTGTGATCAAATACATCGAACATTGCACGTTCAGTATTTCTAACCCAATCTGCATCTCCAATTAATCTTCCTAGGAAGTCTTGTGGATCATATGAACCGGCGTGCCACATACCGCCTATTTTAATTTTTACATTTAACAATTCAGCCATATATTTTAATTGCAATACAGTCGGATTCCAAGCGTCTGTGTAAAGGAAATAATCACCGTCTTTCACTTTACCCTCACAGAACATTGCGCCTATCTTTTCCATTTGTGCAGACTTGTAGACGTTTGTTCCACCAAAGTTTAGAAAAGCACCTGGAGTTGTTGCTTGAGGCGTGTCACCTCCGCTTATTGTTACCACGTTTTGATTAGTCGCACGTCTCATTTGTTTAGGAAGATGCTCTTTCCATTCTTTTGTGTATCTTGTATCTACTGCTTCTAAATCAACTATGTATATTGTCATTTTTCTTCGTAATATCCTAACACTGCCAAACCAATAAAAAAGAACGATGCGAACATAAACATATCGCTCACGAACTCATCTCCACCGGGTAAACCAGGCATTGGCATAAACCAAGCGAAGCCTACGAGACAGATACCTCCTATTGTTCCAAATAGTAACCACATAATTCTACTTTGTGTAGACTGTGTGACTTCCGTTTTCACCATCTTCACTAACATCTATTTCAATATCTCTATCAGGATATCTTTTGTTTATTTCAGTGTATAAATCATCACTTATCATTTCGCAAGATTTATAATCTAATTGTAAAGTTTTTTCTGCATACAATTTCTCTAACCATCTCTTGAATTGAATAAACTCTATATCTCTGTCATCATGGAATACTTCTATTCCTACTTTGAAATGAAAGATGTGTCTGTGAGGATAGCCAAGAAATGAAACATCATATTCATCACCAGTTGCTAGTTTTGGATCATCCAACGCCGCTGGATATTTGTGAATACCTTCTTTTCTAAATGTTACCCATATATTTGTTTTTTTATTCATATATTATTATAGCAATTTTAGTCGTCGTTGTCAACGTCAATTACCGTATCTCCTACATATTCAGACCAATCAGTGTAGTGCATATGTTCTGTGATCTGTTTTAAGTTTTTACTCCAAACACCTGTGTTTGAATGTCCCCACGTCACATCATCAATTTTCAGTGTTGTGTTTTTATTCAACTTGTATATGTTTGGTATTTTAGCACTTACCATTGGAATGAATCTTTCATATTTCATTAGTCCTGTATCTGTCACTGTTTCGATATATTCTATACCAAAGTCTAGGGTCACCCAGTACTTGTCTTCTAATAATTCCTGTATCACAGTCTTAAATTTTTCGTTGCCATCATAACTTTGACTTGTTCCAAAGTATATGTGTTTGCAATTATGATGATCAGCCAGGTCTTTTATTTCTTTTGAGTCCCGTGTGCCAACAACAAAAAGTGTTCTAAAACCTTTTGCTATTGTATTTTCTATTTCATCACCAACGAAGTATACAACTTGTTTTCTTTTGTTTGTGTCTAAAGCCATTCAATATATCCTCTGTTATAACCTGGCATTCTTTGATTGCCTTCTTTGAAAGCATCTTGCCATTCTGTTTCTCTCTCATATCCTTTGCTCCAAAATCCGCTTATATCTAACGCACCTGTTTCAATCATTTTTACTGCCATCTTCATACATCTTTGAAAATCTTTTTGTCTTGGACTTGGAAATATCACTGTTGCCGCATTCCATAATAGTTTGTCAAACGTTGTTGTGATGCCATTTGATTTTTCAGCACCCAGCACTACCAAACCCTGTGGCATTACTAAATCTTGTTTGAATACTTCATCTCTTGTGTTAAGATCAACAACTATATCATAAGGTCCATCTACCTTGTCTTTTAATTTGTCTTCCCACAGTTCTTTGTTGCTACTGCCTAACACATCCACATCAAAGAAATAATGTGCATTTAGATATTGATATACTACCCATGCTAGAAAACCACTGCCAATTATTAAAAGTTTAGCACCTTTAACATTACGTTTTTCAAATTGCATTTCATCTTGCATAACAACATTTAAACCACAAGCCACTGGTTCAATGATGTATTTAGGGTCAAGCCTTGGAACTTTTACATAAGTTCCTGCACGGGCATTGTATTCATCTGCGTATGCAGGCTCTCCTCTTGTTGCAACTAAATCTCCTTCTTGCACGTCTTTCACATCTTTACCACACTCTAGCACTTCGCCAAGTCCTTCATGTCCTTGCATTTCCAATGGTAAAGGACCAAACTTTCCATTCATCATATCTATGTCACTTCTGCACACACCAGTCATTTTTGCCTGTACACGTATTTCATTGTCTTTTATGTCTGGCAATTCGAATTCTTTTTCTGCAAAAGAACCATTACCTTCAGTGTAAAGTATTTTCACGGTCTTCACTTAATAACTCCTGTATCCATAAATCTATTTCTATTTGTTTGCTCCAAAACATTTCATCTTCTTGATGTATAATTGCATTACGTATCATTTCCTTGTATGCATTTTCAGGACATAATCCTAATTGCACTGATTCGCCATTGCTTTCTCCATTTTTATAAAAATGCATAGCAACATCATCTCCAAACGGACTTTTCCAACTTGCCATCAATATAAAAGTTTTATCACCATTGGATAAGACCATTTCCGTTTGATCGGGCACATTGTATACTCCATCCTTGTTTATCTTTCCATAATCAGTGCTAGTGCAATCTTTCAATGTATATTTTTGTTCTGTTGTAAATTTTTTTACACTATAATCTTTGTATGTCGGTCCAGCCATTGCAACAAATAAACTTATTAGATGTGGCAGTAGATCCTTTTCTACTCCTCCCATTGCAAATTTTTTATCTGTAAACCAAGTACCAGGATTGGGTATCCTATCCTTATTGATCCAGTTTATTTGTATGACATCGCTTGTTAATGACCTGTCATACATCTCTTTGATGTTATCACGCCACATATTGTTTTTTGTCATCATAAATTTTGTAGGTTTGTTTAGATTGTTTAATATACGCCAATGATTTGTTGATTCAACTCCTGGCTTTTCTATAAAAACAATTTTCGTATGTGGAGCAACTTTCTGTGCTATCTTGAAATGCAAATGGTTAGGCACACAAATATGAGCAGTATCAAATGGACTGTGTGTTGCTAGAGCAGTTGTTAATTCAATAAAGTCGGCTTTTTTAGATTGATCTCTGTCCACAGTGATTACGTCATGCCCCATACCTGTAAGGACATCCTTGTATAACTGACCAAATCCCATACCAACTATTAAACTTTTCATCTTTCTATCGATCTTTTCATATTATCCAATTGTGTTTTTAAAAACAATTTAATTTTTTTAAATTTTACTAATATGTGTTTACCGTCCCAACTTCTGTCATAGTCACGTTCTGCTTCCATTTCTACAACTTTCTTTTTGTACCAGTCGTATTCTTTCTGCACTGCCTTTATCTTTTTACTTCGTACTTTTGCCATATTATACCTCCTCGAATAAGTTTCCAAATTGTGTAGAAGCATTCACAGTTTTCTTACCTGTTGCTCCTCTTGTTCCTATAATTGACATCCAGAATCTACTAAACTCTTCAATGACTGCGTTTGCCTCATCTCTATCGCTTGTGGCAAATATTGCATTTACAATATCTTTAAATGCAATCCTATCAAACTTTTCTTCTACTAACATATGAGGATTGATTCCTTTGTCATATGCTTCATTGGCTTCTTGCACTGCCTTGATATGCATCCAAACATTGTGCGCCATTTGTAGTGTGTAACTAAAACTATCCCAACTTGTTTTAGGATCATTTTTCATTTTGTTTAAATCACCTGGATTGTAGCAAGTAATATCTTTCAACATTAATCTTTCACTTACAGGACTATCTCTAAATGCAGGAAATATGCCTTTGTCTAATACAGCCTCTTTAAATGGTCTAGTATCTTTTGCAAATGCTTTGTCATCTGCACTAGGCATCATTCTATAGACCCATTTCTTTTTGTCCTTAATTTCTATATCTGTGTACACTTGTCCATTTGCACTTGCTAGGAAAGGACTTGCACAATCAAATGTAATCATAAAGTTTTCATTATGATACTTTCTAATTGCTCTTTGTACATCTGTCAATAGCACTGCCCATTCCAATTTACTTGTACCTAAGAAGTGCATTACATCATGTTTGCCTTTTTCAAGCAATCCATCAAATCTTAATGCAACCAAACGTTTTAGTGCCAAATGTATATCGCACATATTTTGTCCGCCCATTGCCCAACCGTTGAAGTGATCTGTATATTTCTTAGGATCACAATAATCTTTCATTTGAAGATACCAATCATCTGCTTGTTGGAAGTTTTCGCCTTGAAGCACATTTAAGAACTTGCAATTACCATTTCTGTTCTTCATAAAGTAATCATTGTTTATTCTTGTGCCATCAACTGCTTCTTGATAAGAATTGATATTACTTGCTTTTGCGCCTTGAGGAGACCGCGACACCCAAGCGGGAATATCAAGTATCATACCATAGTCCATATTTCCGTCCATGAACTCAAGCACCTGTTCTCTTTTCTTTTTGGCTTTAGGACAAGTTGGATCTTTCCAATCTCCTTCCCAAACACCTTTACCAATCTGGAAACCACCCGAATCACCTAGCACCCAATTATCTTTTCTATCTCTGTTTCTTATGATATCATCTCTCACAGAAAAGTGTTTCATATTCAAGTCGGCGTGTCCTGCCGAATATAAATGCCACTTGTAATAGAAATAAGTGTCCTTTGGTTTCATATAGTTTAAACCTTCAACGCCATGTTCAAAGTTTTGCGGAACTCTCTTAGGCAAGATGTAATCTTCTTCATGCCTTGCCTTACCTAAGTCCCTAGCAAAGAAACTGCTCATAGCAGGAAGGAACGTTGCGTAATCCTTCTGCTTGTCAGTTAAACTATCTGTTGGTATCTTCTTATCCATATACTACTTTGTTTGTGCAGGCAGTATGTAATCATATTGACCAATGCCACTATCTACACTTATTTTCATTGCTCCTTGATCTGATATACTCATTTTGATTCTACCATCGAGACTCAATATACTAATAACTTGTTGTATAGGCCAACTCCAAGAATTTTTTAAATCACTGGATACGTTAGTTTCAAATATAAAAGAACCTGCGTGTGAGTTTGCGTCACCAAAGTAAAATACTAAATTATTGTTTTCAGTTTTTACTGTGAACACAGTTTCTTCAACGTGTGCCGCCGCTTGTAGTTTTAGTCTAGCAATCGCCGCCACTCTTGGTTCAAACTCTATGTCCCAAGTTGTTCCTTTAAATTTCACAGATTTTAATTTTTCATTTATGATTTCAGTGCTCATAAATCTGTAATCATTTTTAAAATCCTTTCCAGCATTCTCGAAGTGAATGTGTGTTGGAATAGTTTTGCCATTTCTTTCCGCTGACTTAACTTCTATCTTTGCGTCCTTTTGATATTCAGGACATTTCAAGTGAAGTGCCAACTTATCTAAGTTCGGCATACCAAACACACCATCAAATTCATTAACTTTGTTGTTTGTGTTTGCTGATAGTATCACTGATCTATCTTCAGCCATACTTTCTATTTTTGTTTGTTCCTCATTAGACACTTTAACTAAACTTAAAAAGCCTAGCGAATGTGTATGAGCAACTATGTCTTGTAAGATGTCTTTCATTATTTTCTCCTCATAGTTACATTATATTTAGGTTTTGGCGAAAAGTCAATCACGAATCCTATCATCTTTTCTTTACTCCAAAACGTTTATATGCCTTTTGGACACTCTTTGCCTGGAAATAACAATCAGCAAGTGCATTGTGCAAATCCATTTGTATCGATTTCCTTGGGTCTTCAGGTAGCATACCAAATAGTGTTCTACTATCTCGTATCTGCCAATAGTTCCAAGGCACAGGCGTATTCAATTGTGCATATAAATTTTGTAAGATTGCGTAGTCAAATAATGGACCTTGACACCAAAGTTCATCTAGTCCTACACACCATTTGTTAAGTTGTCTAACAAATTCTGTTAATTGCACTCTGTCCTCATCTCCGAGTGCTTCATTTCTAATTTTTTCATCTTGTTTTGCCCACCACTCTAATGTTCCTTGATCGACATGACGATCCAGTTCGCTTTGCTCGTCAACATTCAATCTTAGATATAATCCGCTATGTGGTTCTACATCAGTATATGGATCAAATTTAATTGCTCCTACTGTCAACACGGTAGCGTCTGGTCTAGTGCTTAATGTTTCCAAGTCTATCATTCCGTGTGTAGCCATCTATCCTCCAAAGTCAAATAAGTTGTTGAATGTGTTTTTGCTTTCAGTCGACTTGATATCCCAACCAAGTACTCCCAATAAATTTCCTAGTTTGTTATCTATAAGTGTGCTTTCCATAGCATCGTTATCAAACGGAAGTTCTTTGAACCAATTTGGTATGTGCATTTCATCTGTTGGGTACGCAACAGAAGTATACTCCAATGGATTCTTTTTTAGTTTACACACAATAACTTTCATACCATCGTGTATTTCCATTGAGTATTTGTCACTATGCATTTTCTTTAAGTTGTTCCAATTTAAACTTGCTCTCACGTGTCCAGGCATATTTGCTTTTCCTAGTCGTGCTTCTTTTTTAGCATACTCTTGAATATTGTTTGCTCTACGTGGTGATCCTTTTTCCCAACCAGGTCTTTGCTTGAATTCATTTCTAAATTGACTTATCCTATCCAAAACTTCTGCTTCGGTCTTTTTAGTCAATACCATCAGCAATAATTCATTTAAGAAGTCTTGTATGAACAAAGGAGTATCTGATCTTTTCAAATCAAGGCCCATTGCTTTTATTTTGCCAGGCTTATCTTCAACGTCTTGTCTGTAACCTTCCAAGTCATAGATCAGTATCGCATATCTTTTCTTTGTTATGAAAAGTCCTGTCTCGGCAACAGATTCTCTACCTGCCTGTATAACCTCTGCTCTGCTTTTCAAACAATGGAAAGCCTCTGCCATAAACTTTTTAAAACTGCCATTAACTTCTTCACACACCTGATCATATAACTTTATTACACTTTCCTTAGTCCAAGGTATACTGCCATCGTTAATTTCTTTTTTCAATACTTCATACGCACTAAAATAAGCGGAGTCTGTGTCACCATATATAATTGCTTTGCCAACATGATTGTATTCACCTGTGATCACTTCATTAATTTTTGCCGCCATGTGTTTGCTAATTTGTCTGCCTGATAGTGTAGTTGATTGTCCTATACGTTTGTCAAAGAATCTACAACCTGGATTTAATATTGCACCATACAGTGAATTTAAGTTAATCTTTTTTACAAGTTGTCTCTTGTCCCAAAATTCTATTTCTGCATCGTTACTTGCCTCTTTGGCTTTCTTCAACATACCTTGCATTTCTTTTCTTTCCTTGTACCAACGTGCAAGTAGTCCTGGAATCACTCCTTCAAATTCGCTTGTGAATATTGTGCCATTGGCACTTAACATCATAGGATTATTGCTGTCGAATACCATCTTGTATATTTCAGCACCACTCATGATCTCTGATTTGCCATCTTCCCAATCTACGTGTATAGAAATGTCTTTGCGTTGTTCCATCACTGCATCATATTCTAAAGAACCAAAATGATTCTCCCAAGCACCTGCGAATGATTTCTTCTGTAAAGTCATTTGTTCTTCAATGTATTCATCTGTGTGACTAGGTCTCAATTGTCCCATTACACATTCGGGAGCCATATTCAATGCTCTAATTACTGAAGGATATAGTGAATTAATATCCATTGATCCTATCCAATCATGCAATCCTTTTTTAGGAAATGCCACATATGCACCTGCGGCAGTTGTGCTGTCCGAATCTCTTTTTGGTCTATTAGGAACTTGTACTCCTCTTCTGTGTGCTTCGTTGATGATCGCCTGTTCCGTCACCGCAACTGCACCTAGTGTGGTTTGTAACAGAACTGTGTTTGCGTGTGCAAGTTCATTTGTTAGTGCAATAAATTTTAATTTTCTATCTAATTTGTCGATAAGATTAACATCTTGTCTGTTGTATTCTATGAATGTTCTGAAATCTTGATTGTATAATTGATCTAAACTCCCTTCATAGACTGTTTTCTTTTCTCCTAATTCATGTTCGCCGATAGCATCTAATCTGTACGAATGTCTTTCTTCATATGTGTATTTTCTATAAAGTTCTAATGAATCTAAATGAACTCTACCTACTAGGTCGTATGTTTCTTGTTCACGACCAAATCTTTCAAATACTCTTTTCTTAGGCAGTTGTTTCCATAAGCAAAGTTTTCTTGTGTCATCTTTGCTTAGGATTTTTTGTATTCTGTTTACTACATAAGGAATATCATAACCTTCTGAGTTCCAACCACTTATTACATCAGCATCTTGGATAACATCTAAAAATGCTGTCAGCATTTCTCCCTCGTCTTTGTAGAGATATAAATTATCAATTCCTTTTGTGACTTCTTGTGCTTCTTCAATACTCATTGTCTTAGGTGGCAAAGCGAAAGTGACTGTGCTATCTAGCCATTGCAAATTGACAGTGATTGCAGTTATAGGCATAAATGGATCACTTGGATTGCTGAATCCTTTTTCCGGATCAAAGTCTGCTTCTATATCAAAGAAAGCAGTTCTTAATTCTGGAGCATCGCGATTCAAATAGTTTTCGCTCAAGCATTGGAATATTGGATTTATGTCTGATTCGAATAAATTTTTGTTTCTATTAATTGCAAGTTCTTTATGGAAATCTTTTGTAGTCTTAGAAATAATTCTGTTTAAGGATTTACCCGTGGTGCTTTTGTATTTGCCTCTTGGGTCTTCATAATAAAATGTGTATTTGATTGGATATTCTTTGAAAACTCTTTCGCCATTTTGACGTTCAACTATTCTTATGAGATCTGCACCTCTGTCAAAATAACCATCTATGTAACTCATTTATTCTCCTAATGTCATTTGTGGCTGACACATACCTAATAATCACTTGTGGCTGATTGGGCCTAACGCAAATAAAATAACATTATACCGCCTATTCCGGTAATTGTCAATACTGCATTTGTAGTTATCAGTGCCGGCTCTTTCCAAATCACCGAAACGACTAACCAAATTACTCCTCCTAGTGCTAGAAGCATTGGACCTATCGGGTAAAGATGAGGAAATCCTGCATTAACGAAAGTTCCTACAATTAAAGTAAATGTAGCAACCCATTTTAAAATTTGATCAATTTTGTTCATACTTGTCAAATACTCTGTTGATTACATTGTTCACTCTTACAAAGTGAGCCGCCTTAGGCATATCTTTAATTCGTCTTGCTCCTATATAAGTGCAAGTGCTTCTTACTCCACCTAAAATTTGTTCAACAGTGTCTTTGACTGGGCCTTTATCCTTCAATGTAACTGTCTTGCCTTCTACGCCTCTGTATCCGTCTTTTCTTTGTCCGTGTGTGTTCAATGCTGTTTGTGATGCCATTCCATAAAAAACTCTCTTGCCGTCTTGCAATTCTAATTCTGATTCGTCGTGTCCTGCTAACATACCTCCAAGCATTACAAAATGTGCACCGCCACCTAATGCTTTGGAAACGTCTCCTGGTTGTGTACAACCACCATCTGCAATAATGTGTCCACCAACTCCATTAGCGGCATCTGAACATTCCATTATTGCCGAAAATTGCGGAACACCTACTCCTGTCTGCGTCCTTGTGGTACACACACTACCTGGACCAATTCCAACTTTAACTATGTCTGCACCTTTTATAATTAATTCTTCTGTCATATTAGGTGTGACTACATTTCCAGCAATTATAATTTTATCTGGATATTCTGTTCTAATTTTTGTAACAAAGTCTACAAATGATTCGTGATAGGCATTAGCAACATCAATTGTGATACAAGGTATATCAGGAAATGCTGACATCACTTGTTTAAGTGTTTGATAATCATGTGCGTTCTCGTCCCATATAGCACCCGTTCCAACACAGGCAGAAACGTATTTAAATTTTAATCCTGTGCCTGCGGCTTGTTTCCAATCATCTAGATTATAATGCTTTCTAATTACCGTGAGCATTTTGTATTCTTGTAAAACTCTCGCCATTGAAAATGTGCCTACTCCATCCATGTTACTAGCCATAATAGGAACATATGACAATTCTTTTCCACTGTTTCTAAATTTGAATTTTCTCAAGATATCAACATCACGTCTAGAACTTAAAGTTGATCTTTTAGGATGTAATAAAACGTCTGAATAATCTAAATGTATATTGTAATCAATTCTCATTAAAAAAGTCCTTTATGTTTACCGCTCTATCATCAACCCAAACATCATACACAGGTTTCTTCATCTGTATTGATGTGTGCTTTACACCCCATTCTGCAAGTTGTTTGTTTGTTAACTCAGTCCAATCTATGCCTGAATTGCCACCTCTTGCTGTCCAGTAGTGTAATTCGTTGCCTTCATCAAACAATTTGTTTAACTTTGCTATACGTTCTAGATCAGGTTGACTGTTTTCGTAATCGCTATTTTTATTATAACAAATTGTGTTGTCGATGTCGACAATGTATTTCATTACTTGTCTTTGCCAACTGCAATAATTAGATTCTCAAGACTGTCAAAAGCCTCAGAATATTTGCTCCACTCTCCTTTGTGTGCAATCTTTATTGCCTTGTTTATTAAAGCAGGTTTTACTTCTAGTTCTTCTGCAACTGCTTTCACAGTGTCTTTTAGTCCTGCGTTTAAGTCTTCTATTTCCTGTAGAACGTTTGAACCTTCATCTACGATTCTTTTTAGTTTTGCTTGTTCTTCAGGGCCGTATGTTCTTGCTGACATATTATTCTCCTTTTAGATATGCTACCATGTTTTCAGGCGTTGATTCTACATATGGGTCATCGTCTGTGCCTTCATTGTTTATGCCTGGCTCTTGCCACCATCTTTCTACTACACCGTCTTTTACCACTGCCATGTATCTCCAACTTCTATTTCCAAAGCCTAAATGGTTTTTACCAATCAGCATACCCATAAATCTTGTAAAGTTTCCTGATCCATCTGGAATCATTTTTACGTTTTTAATTTGCATTTTTTCTGCCCAAGCATTCATCACAAAAGAATCATTTACTGACACACAATAAATTTCATCAATGCCCATATCTTTGATTGCATTGTATTCTTTTTCAAATCCTGGAAGTTGTTGTGATGAGCAAGTAGGAGTAAATGCTCCTGGTAAACTGAATATTACCACTCTTTTGCCTTTAAAATATGAGTCAGTTGTTGCGTTATGCCATTCTCCACCGATAGCACAACCGCCATCAGTTTCAACTTCGTCACCTGTTCTTATTCTGAATGTTACTTTTGGAATTTTAAATCCTTTAATCATAAATTACTTTACCTGTATAAAAATTAATATAATGAATTATACTTAATTCTTACGGTAAAGTCAATGATTAATCTTTGATAGGACTGTCTTTTTCTTCGTAGAAATAGTCGTTGCTGTCACCAAAAGTGACACTGCTTTCGTTTTCACAGAAAAATTCACGTGTGCTTACTTGGAAGTCTGGTCTTTTTAGTTCTGATGGAGTAAGTGATTGTTCGTACCAAAGCATTCTATTATTTGGTTGTGCGAAATATTGTCCGTTTATCAGTCTGCCAAAATTGTGTTGTTTGTGTTCACTTGGCACTTCCGAAACACCAGTGTTTACAGAGTTGGCATCACCATGACAAGCGTCAACAGTGAATAGGTATTCACCCTTCATTTTGCCACCACCCTTTAACATTATTTCTACGTCACAGTTTTTCAGCATAGATTTTGTCCATACTTGTATATTGGAACTAAAACTGTCCCATAATTCTAATGTGCCTAGTGGTAATTGTTCTTCTTCTTTGATGTCTGTGCGCCACACAAATGCTGACAATGGAAACTTATCAAAACAAGCACCGTACTCTGGTAGGTATGCTTCGAACATTAATGCTCTGCCTTGCACTGATTTAACTGCTATGATAACTGCCTCTACGAACTCGCCGTGGCCTCTCTCAAGGTCGTGTAAGTATTCTTTACGAACCCAACATTTTGTATACGGAATATTTGCAACGAAATTCAAGACACAACC